GTATCGGGCGACAGGCGGAACACTTCACTCAAATGGTAGGGGTCGAGACGATTTTCCGTGTCGTCGCGTTCGGGCGTAATACCCAGCGCTTCGGCATCGGAAAGTTGTAGCAGCTTGTAAGCGGTATTGACCGCCAACGTGCTGCCAATTGCTCCGCAACCAACAACCATCACGGCAACGCGGTCGGGGTTTTCTGCCCCGCCGAGTCCGCCGTTAATTTTGTTTATTATTACTCCTTCAAAGCCCATGATTATTCAGGTTTAGTGAGTTCCGCGATTTTCGCTTCTGCGGCATCAAGTACCGTTTTGCGTTTTTTGCCCGCTTTTTCGCCATCAAGAATATCTTGCACAACTGTAACATCCGTTAACGTAGCGATATATTCAACCCATTGTTCTGCTGTTCTTTTAACATCTTTTTCCTCTCCCTCACGCAAAAACGTTTCGAGTTTCAACTCTTTACCTGTGCGGTTGGTTTTTGCGTGGTTCCTGGCGTGTGCCTCATTCAGAAACGCCTGCCCGTCGGATGTTACAAATACCTTGTTTTCGTTTGGAAAACGGTTGAAAACATCGTTTGCTATGGTTTTTAATTCTTCCATTTTATGTTCCTCCTTTCTTTTAAGATGCAATACCGGAAATTACGGCTCCGAAACCAATGTCTCGTCTGCGGTCAACCAATCCGTAGGTTTGCAAACGAAACTCCGAAGTCGGGTCTGCCGAACGCGTGTCCTCGATTTCGGGCTTATAGAGAATTTTTACGCTTTCGATGTGATAAACTGTTTCTGGAGCGTAGAACATCAGCGAAGCAACACGATCGGTAGCGTTAAGTACCGCGCCTTTCGGTTTTTTCGCTCCCGTGTTGTCGTAAGCGAGTATGGCATTGTTTTCAAAAAATTTGAACCCCATAATGCTGCGTACTTTTCCGGTTTCCATATCATAGAAAATTTGCCTGTCGCTGAAAAATTTTGCCGAATCGTTGTCCAGAATCAAATCAGTGACATGTTCCGGGCAAAGAATCATATACAACTCGTTCATGTTGGGCAGATTCAGTTTTTTAACCGTTTCGAGATATTTTACAATATTCTCAAAAGTTAGACGCAGGCGACCGGTTCCGTCATTTGCACCGGTTGTTCTTATAACCGGCATGTTTGCGCTGGCGTTGTTGCTTGGCGCAAGTTTCCACATAACATGGTCGCGAATTCCCAACTTCATGGATTCAGTGTGTCTAATCCGCACCTCAGAGCGTTTGTCGTAAGCAAGATAACGAATTTCGGCATCGTCCACCGCCGTAGGATCGGTATCGTACTTTTCCCATTCTACGAATATTTTTTCACCCGTCATTTTTTGGGGTGTAAAAACACTGCTGTTGTTCACGTAAAAGTTGACATTGTTAATCAACTTATTCCAGCGCACGCCGTCGGCTGTTACGGCTGCCGCCGGAACGCCTTGCAATACGGCGATAAAATCGTCTTTGTAGTTTTTGAACTCCTGCAGGAGCTGTGGCGCAACATACTGGTTGAGCCACTGTCCGGTTGCTACGGTACTCATTTTTTACCTCCTTTGTACGATTCGTTAAACAATTCGGCAAACGCTTCGGGGTCGCTTGCTTCCAATTCTGCCAACAGTTCCGGATTTTCATCTTGCAGTTGAGCAAAAGTTTTTCCTTTGTAGGTTTTTTTACCCTCCGCAGAGGTTACAATTTGAGATGACAATTTTTCAACCGGTGCAATGCTATCGAGCGCCTTGCTTGCGGTTTCAAAATTGGCGTCCAGCATACTTTCCCATTCGGCACGGCAATCGGCTTTAATCCGTTTGTCGGCAATGGCTTTGTCGAGAGCGGCTTTTACTTTAGCCGCCTTTTCGGTTTTTTCCCTTTGAGCCTGTGCGGCTTGCAGGGCTTCGAGGTCGGAGGCTGCTTTTTTGTTTGCCTCCAACTTCGCTTTTACTTCCGCTTCGGTTGCCGTTGTCGGCAGTCCAAGCATCAGCGCTGTTGCTTGTAAATCCATTTTTTCTGCATTTTGATTTATACTTTGAATCTCTTCTATCTCAAAGGGGCAACCGCAGGCTTTGATTTGCGCTGCGGTTTCCCTGTCAATTCTTGTTTTTTGGCGAACATCAGTAATAAGCCCCTGTTCTTTTGCCTCTTTGGCAGTCATCCACCAGTCGGAGCCGCCGTTCCACTTTTCATCAAAAACGGTTAAATTCCTTGCAATGGCTTTATAATCGTCGTAATATTGAGTTTCAATATTCTTCATCAGCCCCAAATACGCCTCGATATCCTTTGCACTTCCGACCGCAAAACCGCTCGGTTTATGTATCATAAACATCCCGTTTTCCGGCATTTCAAAAGTTTTGCAGTGAATAGCGATATATGTTGCGGCAGAGGCTACCAAAGAGCCGCCTTCGCCGCTTACCGTTCCCTTGAATTTGGAAATGATATTAACAATTTCTGCTGCATCAAAACAGTTTCCGCCCGGACTTTGGATGTAAATATGCGCATCCTGTACGCCATCTTTTATAAGTGCGTCCACCTGTGCGCGAAAACCTTCCGCATCGGTTTCCCAGCCGATAACGCCGATAATGCGTATTTCGGCTTTTATACCGCTTTTTACAGCTGATATTTGAAAAGTGTTTCTATTATCCATTTTTATTGAAATTTTGAGCAAAAATATAAGTATGAAAGTTACCTGAAAAATAAAATTCCAAGCGTTGGAACAATCATTCCAAGCGTTGTGATATTATTTTTAACATAGAATTATAATATTGAATTTTGCTTGCAAAATTCATTAAACAAGTCGGGTTCATGGAGAAAAAAACAAGTAAAAAAAAGTATGAAAAACTTAAACGCGCCGCTTATGAATATGTCGTTGTGCAGGACTATACGCAAGCCGAAGCGGCAGAAATGATAGGAGTATCGGTAACGACTCTATCTGACTGGGCGCGTGCAGGAAACTGGCGTGAATTGCGAAAAGCGCGACAATCGGCAGTATGTACGGCAAACAGTAACTTGAAGAATATTATCTCGCTACTTTCCGAGCAGCGACTTAAAATTGAACAGGATATTCACGAAGCGCAATCCTCCGGCGATACAGAACTGGAATTAGAACTGCGTAAACGGGCAAACATTATCAGCGATGATTTAAGCAAAATCAACAAAACGCTGCAACAAAACGACAAATCAAATGGAATTACGCTTGGTATCTACATAGATGTAATGGATGATATTTTCAACAATCTGCATATTTTCAATCTGGAACTGTATAATGAAACGCTTGAATTTCAGGCGATGTTAATTCAAAAGAAAACCATTGAATTAGGCTAATGGCAACCACAAAGAAAATAGACAGAAAAAAAGCGGATGCCTATCTTAAAAAACTGGATGTTGCAAGGACGGCAAACACAGTTAATCCGTTTGAAGATAAAGCGGAACAGGCGGCGCGTATTGCCCGCGCAAAGGCGGACGTTGCCTACATGGTAAAAACCTACCTCCCACATTATGCCACTGCCGAATCTGCCGATTTTCAAATTGAATTTGCCGAAATGGTTGCCGCAAATCCGCTTTTCAAAGGCTTTGCCGAATGGGGACGCGGACTGGCAAAATCCTGCTGGTGCAACATCATTATATTGCTTTGGCTATGGATACGCGGCGAAGATATTTTTGTCGGGCTTAAGTCCGACAGCGAAGAACGCGCAGATGAGTTGCTTTCCGACGTTCAGGCTGAACTTGAGGGGAACCCGCTTATCATCTATGATTTTGGCGAACAAAAAATGGAGGGGAACTGGGAAATCGGGAAATTCATTACACGCGATTACCGATTTATCGGAATGGCTTTCGGTATCAATCAAAAAGTACGCGAATTGCGTGTGAAAAACCGCCGACCGAATATCTGGATTGTCGATGACCTTGAAACACCGGACACCATAAGTAATCCAAAGCGTATGCGCCGTCAGGCTGATCATATTGAGCATGATGTGATGGGAACAATGATTGGCGACTACCGCCGCCTGTTATATGCTAATAACAGGTTTGCGCGGGTAATGACACAGACGATCCTGCAGGAGCGACACCCGAAGTGGGTAGTGCATCAAATAAAAGCATATAACAAGGCGACCTACGAGCCGGCATGGAAAAGTATGTACACTCCGGAATTTTACCGGCAACAGGAAGAGGATATGGGAATACCGGCTGCTTATGCCGAATACAATCACGAAACCAGATTAGAAGGTAAAAACTTCAACGAAGACGCTATTCAGTGGATAAGAGTTCCGGACTGGCACGAGTTTGAAATGATGATTTCACATTGGGATATTGCCTATACCGACAACGAAACAAGCGACTACAACGCCGTGAAACTCTGGGGAGTGAAAGAACGGAAATTTTATTTGATTGCCGCTTTTGTCAAACAATGCAAAATGAAAGTTGCCTGCAATTATATGTGTGAGTTGCGAAAGGATATACCAAAATCGGCAAATGCGCTTTTTCAATACGAGGCGCAATTTTGGAATGAAGAAGTACAGCGCAATATCAACGAGGCGGAAGAGGCGCACGGAGTTACGCTCAACATTATGAAAGTGGACAATCCCAAAACCGACAAACTGGGACGTATGCTAAAATTGGTGCCGTACTTCCAAAACTCACGCATTTATTACAATGAGGCGTTGAAAAGCCACAGCGACACGCAGGTCGGCATTATGCAACTTTGCGCCGTTGAGGAAGGCAGCGCCGAACACGACGACAGCCCCGATGCCGACCAGCAGGCAATTGCCGCACTTGAAAAATATACAACGCCTGCCCGCAAACCTGCCGACGGGAAAAGTTGGAAAGCAGGCAGGATGAAACAAACTTACAATTGGTAAACTATGCGTTACATCACTCGTGAAGATTTAATCGAAGTAATACAGGGCAGGCTACTTGACGAAAGCGTGTCGGAACTGCCGGACGACATTCTCAACGGCTTGGAAAGCAAAGCCATTGACTTTACCATTTCCTACATTTCGGGCAGGTACGACACGGAAAAGATTTTTGGGCTTCCCTCTCCAAGTGGAGAGGGACGGGAGGGTGAGGTAATGCGCAACGGTTTGTTGGTGCAGGCAATCGCAATGATTGTCGTTTACCGCGCCGTGCGCCGAAACGCCGCCCGCAAAGTGCCCGATGATTTTACCAACATTTATACAGAGGCAATCCGTATTTTAAGCAATATCCAAACAGGAAGCCAGTCGCTCGCAGGTATGCCCGAAGTAACCGGCGACAGTGGAACAACGGGCTCATTGATGTATGGCAATACAACTAACAAAGATTTCTTTATTTAAATGATTAAAAAATGACACTTAAAAACCGATTAAATAACGCAATTTCGGCGTTGCTGCCAAACAATGCTATTTATGCCGAATACTACAAGCGTGGTGGCGGAAACAAAGCCGACTGGAAACGTCAAGCAAATATGCTAAACGCCAAAGAAATAAAAGACTGGAAACTCGGCGTTATGTCTGCTACCAACCCCGAAAATCCGCGTCGTGGCGATTTGATGCGTTTTTATCAGGCATTGATGCTCGACAACCATTTGGCAAGCGTTATAGATACCCGAATTTTACGTGTACAACGCTCATCATTCAGATTAACCAACGATAAAGACGAGGAAAACTACGAACTGAAAGCCCTGTTGGAGCGCCCGTGGTTTGAAGATTTGGTTCGGCTTGTTTTAATGAGCCGCTTTCAGGGCGCAACACTGATTGAAATGTTCGACGTTGACGCCGAAACGCAGGAGCTGGCGCGCGTGGATGAAATTCCGCAATCAAATTTCATTGCTCAAAAAGGACTTATTATCAAAGAGGAGTACGACGACAAAGGAGTGGATTTTCGCACAGGCGCATATTCCGATTATTATTTGCAAGTGGGCAGCGATTGGGATTTGGGAATGCTCAACCAATTGGCAATGATTGTACTTGCTAAAAAATTAGGTATTGGCTCGTGGATGTCATACGTGGATAAATTCGGCGTACCTCCAATTTTTG